TTGAATAAAAGCCGTAATAGGTAACCTATAAAAAATTGCACCGTTCTCCATAATTGCGTGAAAAAGAATAGACTTGCCCGTAATGGCACTAAGACCAAAGACAATGCAATCCTCAACTTCACCATGATGACTCTTAAGATCATAGAGATACTCCTTTCTTATTTGAGCATATTCTACAGGTATGTTTGCGTTTAAATAAGCCATAATTAATCATAAATATCGCCCCAAGTTTTCCCTTGTTCGTAATCTACTTTATTAGGAACCTCCAGGGTGACTGCATTCTCCATAATTTCAATAACCTTATTTGCTTGTTTATCATCTTTTATAGAAAGATCCAACTCATCATGAATTTGTATGTGCGGTATAATTCCTTCTTTGTAAAGTTCTAACATTGCTTTCTTTGTCATGTCTGCAGCTGAACCTTGTATAAGTTTGTTGAGTGCTTTGTATGTGTAAGCTCTCCTGATCCCCGGTCCATGTTCCCTGAGTGCATCTTCGTGTGGCAATGCTTTATGCATACCAAACTGGTTAGGCTCCCACAAATGAAACCTACACAGTCTACCTAGTAACGTTCTTATCTGACCACGGTCCTGTGCACGATTAGATGCTCGTTCCATGAGTTGTTTAACAAAAGGTACTCGACCATGATACGTATTGAATAGTTCAGCAGCTTTCTCTTTCGTTACACCTAACTCTGCCTGTAGTTTAGCTTTACCCATGCCATAGAAAAGACCCAAATTGATTGTCTTTGCTTGTGTTCTAGGAATTTGTGCCATATCTGCTACAGTCTGGTGGAAGTCTGAGTCTTTGTTATTGTGATAGGCATCAACAACGTTATAGACTGATGGTAGTTTGTACAGAGATGCGTAGTGTACAACGAGCCTTGGTTCTTGCTGTGAGTAATCGAAACATCCCCACTTACATCCTTCTTCTGGAATAAATAATGATCTAATCTTTGGCCCTAGATCTTTATTTCTTGCAGGTATCTGTTGTAGGTTAGGATTCTGATAACTAAATCTGCCTGTGATTGTACCACCAAACTCTGATCTTAATTGGTTTATATCCGCATGTATCCTACCTTTGTGTTGATATTTTAATATTGAATCAATAAAAGTTGTGTGAGCTTTGTTAATCTCTCTAGCTTTGGCAATCATTTTTACAACAGGGTGCTCGTGTTCTTGTAAAAAGTTTTTGGTAAAAGATGGTGCAGCTGTCTTTGCAGTTCTTTCGTATGGGATCTTTAAATTATCAAACACCTCAGCAATAGATCTTGCTGCCCATATCTGTGGTCTGACATTGGTTTCTTTTTCTATTGCAGTTAGTAAATCTCTTTCTTCTTGCACTAACTGTTTCTTCATGAGATGTGCTTTATCTATGTCCACTCTTACACCTTTAAACTTCATGTCGACAAGACATGGAAATAGTTCTGTTTCTAAATCAAATACATCTTCAAGATCTTGGTGAATAATTTCTTTCTTCATCTCTTGCCATAAACCTAATGTAATCTCAGCATCACGTTCAGCATAAGATCCTACGTGCATGGATGGTAGCTTATACATTTCAGATTTTGGATCGATGCCCCACTCAGATGCAGCTTCAGCTAATGCAGCTTCGTTTTTACCGTAGCCAAGATAATGCCAAGACAAACTATTAAGATCATATCTAAATCTATTCTCATCTGTGATGGCTGCAGCTATCATTGTACAAACAATGTCACCATTTATTTTAAAACCTAATTGTCTTAACCAACAGACATCATACATGGCGTTATGAAATACTTTTGTTGATGGCGCTTCTAAAATATCTTTGAGCCATTCTAAAACTTTTTTACGATCCATGTTCCCTCCACCTTCATGTGCGATAGGGAAGTACCCTTTGAAACCGTTTGTAGCTACAGCGATACCAATAACATCACCATTACCAATTACAGATCCAGATCCTTTTTCTTTCAAGTCTGGATCTTTAGTTTCTAAGTCAATGGCTATCTCTTCTACTTGTCTAAGATCTGGAAACTCCGTTGGAATATTCCATTCTGTTTGTGCTTCAAACTTAGGTATTCTCATTGTTATCCTTTTTTAGTGTGAACCCTGGTGGTAAAGGTTTTGTGGTAGTGTCTTCTGAATAATCTCTTTCAATAATCATTTCTATAAAGTGTATTGCCTTTAACAAGTCTTGCTTTTTTCCTTTATCGCGATGTCTTATTATGTATTTGATAGCACATCCTTCCGGATATAACAACTCGTTCTCAACTACAAACTTGCTCGGCTGAATTTTATACTTTTGATAATGGGATCCTCCGTGCTGCTTATCCCAAACTTTCGATGTCATAACTTCTCTCCTTATTTTTTCCTGCAATAAAATACAGATTTTGTTTTGCTCGAGTAACACCCACATACCAAACCCTATGTTCTTCATCTTGCTTCTCTAAGCTTTTTTGTAACGATTCTAAAGTACGTTTGGACATATCTAATACCAATAAAACATTGTCAGCTTCTCCACCTTTTGCTGCGTGTATAGTAGATAACTTAACTCTTGGTTTACTGCTTAGTGGTTCTTTTCTTTCTAACATCTTTCTTATGTATAGGCTGTCATCCAGATCTAATTGTAATAGTTCGTACCACCTTAGATCTTTGTCTATCTCTTCTATAGTTTTATATTCTGTATATTCTAGAATATCTCTAATCTCTGCTTCATTTAGTTCCTCACCTTTTACGTATCGTGTCCAGTTGATTATGGTTTTGTATAATTTTTCAGAAAAACTTTTTTTATTTTTGTATTCGTAATAGATACCCATAGCCTGTAAGTCTGGCATTAAATTAATTAACCTGTAATTTGTTCTAGCTAGTATTAACCAGTTACCATCTTGCACTGGTATCTCTTGAAGTGAGTAAGACTCAGGATATATGTTCCCTGTTTCCTTACGCGGTTGCCATGTCTTTAGGATACGCCTTTCATCAGGAATACGATCTAATATTTTATTAGCTATGGATTGTATACTTTGTGGAACACGATATGATTTTGGTAATACAATCTCTTTACCAGGTTCTTTTTGAAATCGTTCTACATCAGCTCCAGCCCAACCGTAGATGGCTTGATCATCGTCACCAGCTAAAACAACATGCTTTGATTTCTTTTTAAGTTCATCATACATCTTCCATTGTATAGGTGATAAGTCCTGTGCTTCATCAATAAATACAACATCAAACGTTGGACAAAGATCGTTAGCACGATCAATAAATTTTTGTATCATATCGTTGAAGTCGACCAATTTAAATGCTTCTTTTCTATTGTCTAATTCTAGTTTTAATATCTTAACAATCTCAAAGTCTATATCTTCAGAGTACATGTTGGTGTTAAACTCTTCTTCAATAGATATATTTTTTATCTTAGCTGCAGATATTAATTTAAAGTATTCACTGTTAGAATCTACAAAACCCGTGCTGTCTTCACCGTTTGAATATATTGATACTTCAATACCAACTTCTCTGCCAATAGCTGCATAGTCTTCGTTTTGCATAACGTTACTTTTTTTCATACCTAAAAGATTAAATGCGAATGAATGTAGTGTTTGAAAGTATGGTAAATCTTTATCTTCTAACTCTGGATGCTTGTCTAACATTCTACCTTTTGCTTCTCCCGCTGCCTTTTTAGTAAAGGCAAAGTATCCTATCCGATGTAGTGGTACACCAAACTTAACTAATGTTCTTACATAGTGTAATAGTTTTGTAGTTTTACCTGTACCAGGAGGACCCAGTATCTTTCTAATCATATAATCTCCTTATCGTAATTAATTTTATTGTGTAAAATTTTTACGTTTTGAAACTTTTCTATAGATATTTTAATTAAATGTTTTGTTGGTGTATTGTATTCACCTTTCTTTTGTGATGGAAATCTTTTTTCTTCAATAAATTCTACGTTGCAATCTTTATAAAATTCCTGTATCATTACGCCCGTTTTATCTTCTGGATACTTCCAGCCATTATTCTTTAGTTTGTTGTAGAAGTTAGCAAATTTAAAATAAGCAAAGCCATCATCAATCAATACCCCACCAGACTTAAAGCTAACATCGTTCTGTGCTCTTGCTCCGTTTATCTTTTGGTGTAATTGATCGTGTAGTTTTTCTTTTGGTGTTGTGCCTATTGGTGGATCTTGGACTGTTAGTGTTCTATATAAATCTTCTAAAACCTTTTGGTCATCACCAGACTTAATCATTGGTGGTGGAAAACCTGCATACTTTGATATGGCATTACGTCTTTTTCTTTGGTCGTTAACGTGTTCTACGTTTTTACAATGAACTGTTCTTACATCTTCACCATCAGGTAATGTTACATCAAATGTGTACTCTGCCTCTGGTTCTAAATCAATCTTGACTAAATTAGTAAGGATTGGATAACTGCCTTTTGATCCACACAACACACCAAACTTTCTTTTTACACAGATACCTTTCTTACAATAATCACTGATAGGACTCTGTGTGCATGTGTACCCTTTGTATGTATCTCGCCATGATTTTAATTTAGCTTTTAATTTATTTTTATCCCATGCATGTGCGTTAGCCCCTGAAAAAAATTTAACCGGTGCATCCATAACCATCTGCTCCCAGTTCTCCTCATACTTTAATTTTACAAAAACATGATAGTTGTAAAGAAATCTATCTTTACCATCAAAGCCCTCTTCTTTTGTTAGTTTAGATAGTTCAGCTAAACATGGTGGACCCTCTCTAAATATATCATCAACACCTTGCATGGCTATCGCATCGATACTGTCTGTTATTTTTTTAAGATCTTCTTCTGCAACGAGATTAGCTTGTATAACTTTTATAAACTCTTCGAAAGAAAATTTAGTTCCGTCTACGTTTAGAGCTATTCTCTCTGATTTTTTAAAATAAGGTAGATTAATAAAATTACCTTTACTTATTTTTCCTGTTTCAGAATCTTTAACTAGTCGTGTTTGTTTTGGAAATATTTCTGTGTCGTATTTTAATTTGAATAATGGCAACAGATTACTTAGAAAAGATCTTAATACTGTTGCGCTAACAAAATCTTTTAAGAATATGTAAAGATGCATACCACCACTTTTAGATAACACCGGTATCAGTGGTAAATCAAACTTCTGTATTGTATCAAAAAACTTTTTACGGTCGTACTTCTCGTAATCTTTAAAGTCTACATCGATGGCACCAAACCTTGCTAGTCCATCCTTAGTACAAGGTTGGATACCGATCGACCTTTCTCCAGCCAGGTGATCGTTGTAGACTTGGTCTGTTATGTCCTCATCGTTCCAACGATAACTTGGTTTCTGCTTTTTGGTAATTGGATCTATCTCAAGACGACTCATGTCGGCTTGACCATACGCAAGATCATACCCAGCGAAATATTTAGAAAATAAATTATCCATAATTATTTAAAGGGCGGGTCCAGTCTCCCATCACCGCCCTTCTTCCTAACGAGGAAGTCCTAAATAATCGAATCCTTCTCCTCTGATTCATTTCCATGTTTGACTTTTACTTGTCCTTTAGAAATGTTTTCAGAGAACGCTTTCGCTTGTTGGTAAAGAGCTGCGTCTGTTATTGGACCCACCTTATTTACTTTCCAACCAAACCAAGTGCCTTTATCATTTGACATTTGAGTTGTTGCTAGATTGTAAATATGACTGAAAGCAGGTGGTTGATATAAATTACCACTCTTACCTTTTAGTCTTAGGCTTGACAACATTGAGTTCCAATTTCTACTAACTTTTAGTTGTGTAGATTTCATTGTAATCAACGCTGTGCATGGGCTGTCACCAGTTACAATCACATAATGACTCGCAGTTTTTTCTACGTAATTACCATTTGGTAATCTGTCTTTGTAATTTGCATCCGGTTTTGTTTTACTGATTATGTCAGATGTAGACGGGTGTACTGTTACTGGCGCACCAGAACCTTCACCTCTATCTTTCCACTCAACATACTCAAGTTTGTAAAAACAAGGTATGACATTGATACCCTTCTCACCATCAAACAATTGATGTGATACAGAGTTGTATATCATCCCTGGTTCTGCACCTTCGACATACTTACCATCCCTTTTGTTTACTTCGGGTGATAACTGTCCAAGGATTTTCAAAAAAGGCAGCGCTAGATCTTCTTGACCTAACGTACCTAAACCTTT